GAATAATAATTAATAACCGCAAAGAATTTTCAGAAAAATATTTGTACTTATAAAACAGTTGACAAAATAAGATTAATAAATAAATTGTTGATAAATCCCAAAAATTTACAAAATTTAAAATTTAAAAAATTATGCAAAATATTGCTTGCATTGATAAAAAGCCGGAAAAAATTATAAAAAAGACTCAAAAGCAAATTTGCATTGAAAATATTGATGAAATTATAAAATTAATCTCTGAAAATAAATCTTACAAAGAAATTGCTGAAAAATTTAGTGTAGATCAGAGTGATTTGTGCGAAGTTGTCAATAATGAGCAATATCGCGCACGTAAAGATATCGCATTAGAGATTGCAAGCGATATTCAAGTTGAAAAAGCAAGAGAACATTTAGAATCAATTAACTCTCATGACACAAACGCGAGTGTCCGCAAAAAATCTGAATTATCACAATTTGAATTATATTTAGCGAAAGTCAAAAATCGCAAAAAGTATGATCTAAACTATCGCGAGGAAAAACAAGAAACTAATAATAATATTGTTGTAATACCCGCAACTCAAGCTTTAGAGTTGCTAAACAAAAGTAAAGACACAAACAAGCTTGACTAATCAAATTGAAATACCCCACAATTTTAGTTTTAGAGACTATCAAAAATCGCTTTGGCAAGCATCGTTTGAAAAAAGAAGGTTAATTTATATTTGGCATCGTAGAGCCGGCAAAGATTTATTTGCACTTAATCGCTTGCTTTATGCAATGGTATTTGAACAAGTTGGAACTTACTGGCATATATTCCCGACATACGCCCAAGGCAAAAAATCAATTTGGCAAGAGACTGATTTAAGCGGACGCAAATATATTGACTACATACCAAGCCAATTAATTAAACAAAAAAACGAAAGCGAGCTAAAAATCACTTTAAAAAACGGCTCAATTTATCAAATTGTAGGTTCTGATAATCCGGATAATCTGCGGGGTGCGGGGATTAAGGGTTGCTGTTTCTCAGAATATGCTGAACAGGATCCAAGAGCTTGGGAAACAATCGAGCCAATGCTTAGAGCTACTGGGGGTTTTGCTTTGTTTAATTTTACACCAAAGGGACAAAATCATTCTTACGAATTATTCAACATGGCCCAAAAGCTTCAAGACACTTGGCACACTGAAATCAAAACAGTTGAGGACACGAAAGCAATTGATTTAAAAGAATTGGAGCAAGTAAAAAATGAGTTAATATTGCGGAATAAAGCACTAGATTTTTTTAATCAAGAATATTATTGTAGTTTTACGAATCCGATCGAAGGGGCTTACTACTCTGATTTAATTCAAGACCTAGAAAAAAAAGGAAGGATTGGCAAATTTGAATATGAACGCAATTTGCCTGTTTATACTTTCTGGGATCTGGGAGTAGGAGACTCAACAGCAATTTGGTTTGCTCAATTTATTGGCAATGAAGTAAGAATCATTGACTATTTCGAAGATAACGGCAAGGGCTTAAACTATTATATTAAAGAGTTAAAGAACAAAGTTTATGTTTATGAGAGGCATTATGCCCCACATGATATACAAGTTAGAGAGTTTAGCAATGGCAAGTCAAGAATTGATACGGCTTTAGAATTAGGCTTAAGGTTCAACATAGCACCGAGACTATCGATTGATGATGGCATTGACGCAGTTAGAGCTATTTTAACTAAATGTTATTTTAACGAAGAAACCACAGGAGCAGGATTAAATGTTCTTAGAAATTATAAAAAAGAGTTTGACTTTAAAAACAATACATTTAAATTACAGCCGAAAAAGGATTGGGCATCTCACGGATCTGACGCATTTAGATATCTAGCAGTGTCTTATCGCAATGACTTTGGGAGAACTCAACAATTGCCTGATCGTGCAATTGATTATCATTTTAAATTTTAATAAATATGGGATTTGGAAAAAAATTAAAATCAGCTGTTGGCAGGGTTTACAGTCAATTGCCAAAACCACTACAAGAAACTGGACAAGTTTATGCAGATGTGTTAACACTGGGAACAGCAGGGCAAGCACTAGAAAGCTCGGTTGATGTCGCAAGCAGAGAAAAACAAGCAGAAAAAGCAATGAAAGATAAAGCTGCACAAGCTATGGCTCTGGAAGGGCAACTCGCACAAGCTCAGCAACAAGCTATATTATCACAAGAAGATCTAAAAAGAATAGAAGAAGAAAAAAAGAGACAAACAACTTTTGCAGGCTCATCTTTGCAAAATATTATTGAACGCAGAAAATTAGGGGTTTAATGTCTGAGCAAATTATTAAAGAGTTAGAAAAAATTGATTCGGCTTTTAAAGCAGTTAAGACTAACTACGAGTCAAACTGGCAAGACACAGCTAAATATTTTCGACCAACCAAAACCGACATCTCCCAAAAAAAAACAGATGGTGATCAACAAGACGTATTTACACTGTTCGATAGTGTTTCTTATGTTGCACTAAATAACTTTGCTAATATTTTAAACGGAACATTGACAAATAAAGCAACGCCTTGGTTTGATTTAAAAGTTGAAGATGAGGAAATTGCCGAAGATGACGAAGTTTTAAAGTATTTAGCGGACACAACCAAAAAAATTTGGAATGAACTTTATAATTCTAAATCTAATTTTGAAAACTCCCATCAAGAAAATTTAAAAGATTTTGGTTGTTTTGGAAATTGTGCAATGAAAATTGAAGAAGGTAAATCATCAATTGTGAATTTTAGCTCACTACATATTAGAACCTACAATATTGGACAAAACGAAGAAGGTAAAGTTGATACTGTTGTTATTACTCAAGAAATGACAGCCCAACAAATTATTACTAAATTTCAGGAACTTGGGCAAATTAGTGAGAATATTAAAAAGGCTGGTGAGAATGAACCAAATAAAAAGTTTGAAATAAAGCTTTATGTAATGCCAAGAAAAGATAGAGACCCAACTAAAATTGATTCTGGCAATATGCCCTATGTTGGTTATTGGGTAGATGTTGAGGCTAAAAAATTAATACAAGAAATAGGTTTTAATTCATTTCCAATTGCTGTGGCAAGGGGTGAAAAATCATCGGGTGAAATTTGGGGGACTGGTTTAGCTTTATTAGCTTTACCAGACGCAAGAAGTTTAAATAGAATGTGGAAGGATTATTTCGAAGCTACCGAAAAATCATTAAGACCGCCTTTAGTTGTTAACGCACAATTTGAAAAACAATTAAATTTATCGCCATTATTTTTGAATTATACAAAATCACCAGTAGCTTATGGGCGAGCAGTTGAGCCAATTGTAGATACTAAAGGATTGCAACCAACGGTTGAGTTAATTAACGGCAAGCAAGATAGCATTAGAAAAATATTCTTTTTGGATAAATTAGTTGTGCTCGATGATCCAAGGGCAACAGCTACTCAAATATTAGAATTAAGAGCTGAAAGCTATCGAATTATGGGAAGCATTGCTACAAGTTTACAAGAATATTTAGAAGATATTTTATCAAGAGTCTTTGATATAATGTTTAAAAAATCTTATGCTGAGGACGGCAATTTTACATTACTTCCAAATGCTATTTTAAATGAATTACCTAATAAATTAACTGGTCAAATTGATGAAGCTACAGGGCAAAAAATATTTCCTAGAATTAAAGCTGAATTTATCAACCCAATAACTCAAGCCCAAAGATCAAATAAAAATAATTCAATTGATGCTTTTGCAATGTCTGTTATGAATTTAGCACAAATTAATCCATCTATTTTAGATACGATTAATTTTGATAAAATGGTAAATGTTAAAGCAGAAATCTTGCAAATTGATCCTGCTTTAATTAGAAACGATACCGAAGTTGAACAAATTAGAAATGAAAGGCAACAGCAACAAGCACAGCAACAGCAATTAGCAAATGCTAATGCTGAGGCACAGGCACTAAAAACAGCAAATGAGGCGGGATTATGAATGAAGACCAAATTAAATTATTAGAACTTAAAGCTAAAGATTTAGAAAATGCTTATAATCAAACCTTTGGCACGCTCGAAGGTAAGAAAGTTTTAAATGATTTACAAAGAAATTTATTGATAAATGGCGATGTATTGGCTAAAGAGTATACTCAAGACGATATATTAGCTTCTCATTTACAAGTTGGTTTAAAAATAGCTTATAAATATATTGAAAACATTTTATCAATAAAGATTATTAACAATCAAAATTAATTATGACTACTGACTCTATTTTAAATGCCTCAACCCCTGCACCTGCGACACAAAACGCTGAAACTAATCAACCAGTTATTACAACTACTCAACCAACTAACTCTTTTGATTATAATTCTTTTTTTCCTGAAGATGTTAGAAAAGACCCTGACTTTGAAAGATATGCCAAAAACTTTCCAAAAACTCAAGAGGAGTTAGCAAAAGATTATTTTCATAAAAATAAACACTTTGGTAAAGCCAAAGAAGTCATTAGGGCGGAACTCGAAGCTGAATTAAATAAACCTGTTGACTATAAGCCCGAAGATTACAATTATATTTTACCAGAAGGATACGAAATTGAAAATGAAATCCTTGATGTTGCTAAAACTAAGGCTCGTGAATTAGGTATAAAACCTGAGTTGGCTCAAAAATTTATGCAAGAAATTTTTAATGCCGACGCAAATTTAGAAAAAACTTTAGGTCAAAAACAATACGAACAAGAAAAAAATGCTATTGAAGCTTTAAAAAAAGATTGGGGTTATGAATTTCAAAATAAATTAACCTTAGCAAATCAAACGCTTGCAAGATTTACAACGCCTGATGAGCAAAATTTACTAGAGCAATTACCAAAAGATAGTCAAATTATAATTGCTAAAATTATGCAAAATGTTGGTAGCAGAATTAGTGAAGGAAATATAGGGACTACAAATCAATTAATTTCAAAAATGAGTGAGTCTGATTTCCAAGCTAAAAGAAAAGAAATTTGGGCATCAAATAAACCTGATAGTTTAAAATATGCCGAAGAAAAATTATTATTTGATCAATTTTATAATTAAATTATATGCCATTAAACAAAAAAGGAAAAAAAATTAAAAAAGCAATGCAAAAAGAATATGGTAAAAAAGAAGGTGAAAAAATCTTTTATGCCAGCGAAAATAAAGGAACAATAAAAGATGTTAAAAAAAATAGTTGACATTTAAATTGATTTTATTTATTTTGTTTTACGACATTGTCCATAAAAGAGTAAAAGGGAGCTTTAATTAGTCTTTGAAATTAGGGGTAGCAATTAGGAGGGAGTAATCCCCGATTTTTATTATTTTTAATTTTAAATTTATAATTATATGGCATCTACTACTAATGTGTTGCATACAAAACAATTTAGCACGCAATTACTTGAGGCGGTTCAAGTTAAACAATCCGCTTTAGAACAAGCCTGTGCAAGAAAAGAAATTTTTAAAGGCGAATCACTTTTTATCAATAAAATTGGAACTTTAGAATTAAAAAAGGTCGATACTTTAAATTCTAAAACTGAACTTACTGATATTGCTAATACTAGACGCAAAATTTCATTTTCAACTTTTAAAGATACTGTGGCAATTGACAGATACGATGAAAACCGCAGTGAAATCGTAGGTCTTGATACTGGTTATTTAAACGCTCTTAAATATGCCGTTGAAAGAAAAAAAGAAGAAATTATTGCTGAAGCTGCAACTTCTGCGGTTTATGAAGGCAAAGAAGGAACAACTTCTGTTGCTTTTCCTGACGCAACCAATACTTTATATCAAGACGCAACTGCTGCAACTAACGGAACTTCAAACGAAAGTGGAACTAAAACTGGTTTAACTGCTGATAAATTGCTTCGCGGTTTATATTTGCTTAGAAAAAATATGAAAACTGGCAATATTAACGAAAAAATTTATTGTGCAATTTCTCCTGAAGAAGAATTAGCCCTTTTGCAAGATAGTAAAATTATTAATCGTGATTTTACTGCTGGAGCTGTTCTTGATAAAGGAATTATTGGCACTTGGGGTGGTATTAATTTTATTAGAACTGTTCTTTTAAAATCTCCTGCCGCAAATGTTCGTGAAGTTCTTTTATTTACTGATCAAGCAATTGCTTTAGGTATGCCAGGTGAAGTTATCACTAAATTTGGCGAAAACCCAGAAAGAAACTTTTTAATGCAAATGCACATTGAATTAAGTTTTGGTGCGGCTCGAATTGAAGATGAGAAAATCATCAAACTTCGTGTTAAATGCGACTAATTATTAACCTTTAATTATATTATTATTTTATGGCAGTTATAGACTCAAACGAAAGTGTAAATTTAGCAAATATTGCACTTAATCCGCCTGTATTACCACAGGCAAAAACTAACGGAGCTGCTGTTCAAGCGACAACTTCAATTGTAGCTATTGGAACAACTGATTCCGCAACCTCTAAATGGAGAATTGCAAGATTACCTTCAAATGCTCTTTTACATCAATTGACAGTATCAACAACCGCTCAAACTGGTAGCACTGATTTTGATATTGGCGTTGCTTACAATCCTGATAAACTTAGTGGTGCGACAATTTCGGTAAATTGTTTAGCTGATGCTCTAACGCTTGCTACTGCAAGTCGTGCATTAGACGGTTTGAAAGATGTTAGTATTGCTAACTCTGCAAAAGAATTGTGGGAATTAGCTGGCTTAACTTCTGATCCTCAATGCGATTTAGATTTAATCTTTACTGCAAATACTATCGGCACCGCTGGTGGAACTTGCGGATTCAAAATTGAATATAAATTATAATGCCTTCTAAAACCGACCTTTGCAATTTAGCATTATTAAAATTAGGTAAACCTCGTGTTCAAGATATTGACACAGATAATAGCCAACAAGCTACTGACCTAAAATTAGTTTATGATTTTGCATTAGTCGATATTTTAAAAGAGTCAAATTGGAGTTTTGCGGTGTTTCGCCAAGCCTTAAACAAGGTAAATGAAACACCGTTATATGAATGGACATATAAATTTCAATTGCCCGTCGTGCCTGAATATATAAGGCTTATTGGAATAGAAAACGATGTCGATTATACAATTGAAGAAAAATGTATCCTTACCAATACAGATAATATTAAAATTACCTATATTGGTAAAGTTATAGATCCAAACCAATATAGCGTAGCTTTTCAAGAGGCTTTTGTTTTATTGTTAGCTAGTAAAATATGTTATAATTTAACAAATTCTAGTAGTAGAGAAAAAGATTTAATTGCACAATATCAAAATGCTTTAGGATTAGCTATTAATCAAGGTAAAGCTGTTAACGCAGAAAATGCAATTACAAGTAATACTTGGGCTGACATTAGAACAACAGGAGGTTAATGCCAACAGTTGATGAAATACAAACAAGATTTAATGCTGGTGAACTATCCCCAAATATAGATGGCTTAACTGATTTTGAGCCTTTTTTTTATGGTGGGTCGGTTGTTGAAAATTTTGATGTTCACCCTCAAGGCTGGTTATTTCGAAGAAAAGGCACTAAATTTGTTTATGAAGTAAAAGATAGTACCAAAAAAACAAGATTAATAAGATTTAAATATAATATTGATCAAGTTTTAATTATTGAACTTGGTGCTGGATATTTTAGGTTTTTTTATCAACAATCCCTTGTTGCAAATGCAGGAGTGCCTTACGAAGTTGCCAATTCTTTTGTCGAAGCTGATTTAGATTATATTCGATATACACAAAAAGATGATATTGTTTATATTATTCACCCATTAAAAGGATTTTTTAAATTAACTCGATTAGCTAATAATAGCTGGACTTTTGCTAGCGTAGATTTGCAAAAAGGACCATTTCAAAAAGAAAATACATTACAAACTAGAACTGTTAGTATTAATAACCATGGACCAGTTGGCACAACTGGAACAATGACGGCAAGTGGACACACTCCATTTACCGCAAATCATGTAGGAAGTTTATGGCTAATTAGAGATGGGACTGATTACGCTTATTTAAAAATAACCGCCTTTACAAACTCAACAACTGTTAGTTATATTTCTCAAAGTGTTATTACAACTTCTTTTGCAGCAAAAGCTTTATCAACTTGGCGTGAAGGAGAATTTGGTTTAAATAGAAGTTATCCAAGAGCTATAGCGTTTCACGAACAAAGATTAGTTTTGGCTGGATCGATTAATGAGCCGCAGAAAATTTGGTTTAGCAAAAGTGGTGATTATGAAAATTTTGACGAAGATTACGCATCTTTAACGGCTGACGATGGATTTAATAGAACAATTGCTAGTTCAACTAATGATAGTATTTTGTGGTTATTAAGTGATGATGTTTTGTTAATTGGTTGTACCGATTCTGTTTGGTATGCCAAACCGTCAAATAATTCTAGTGGCTTATCTAATACTGATATTGCTTTGCGTAGACAAATAGCTTTCGGAAGTGAATGGATTGACCCAGTTTATACTGATAATGCTCCTTTGTATGTTCAAAGAGGCAAACAAAAAGTAAGGGCAATAAATTATGGTGCAAGCGAAGCTAAATATCAAGTTAGAGATGTAACGATTAGAAGCGACCATATAACGGGAAGCGGATTGAAACGCTTTGAGTATCAACAAAACCCTGTATCAACTGTTTGGGCTTTAAGAGAAGATGGACAAATAGCAAAATTTGTTTACGAATCTGATCAAGATGTTAATTGTTGGACAAGATTTAAAACAAATGGTTTAGTTGAAGATTTTGCTATAATTCCATCAACTAAAGAATATGATGAAATTTATTTTATAGTTAACCGCTCTATTAATGGTGTTAACAAAAGGTTTATCGAAGTATTAGAGCCAAATTTTGATTTAACATTTTTAAATTATAATTTTCTAGATAGTAGCTTAAGTTACGATGGAAGGCAAAATACAACTTTAACATTAACCACAACAACTGCAACAGCTGGGAGTTCTGTATTTTCTGCTAATAGTGTAGGAAAACAAATTAATAATATTAATGGCGATGGAAGAGCAAAAATAACCGCATACACAAATGCGACAACGGTATCTATTGAAATTATTAGAGATTTTACTAGTAATAATTTAACCGCCAATAACTGGGCAATTGCAACAAATGAAGTTAGTGGCTTAACGCATTTAATAGGGGCAACCGTTGAAGTGTGTGGCGATCAAGCGGTAGATTTACCAGTTAAAGTTGTTGATAATACAGGAAAAATTACTTTAAGCTCTTATTATTCAATTATAACTGTTGGCTTAAAATATTCTTCGATATTTACATCAATGCCAGCAGAAAGTAAAAAATTATTGCAAGCAATTGGCTCACAACAAAATAAATACTTGCGAATTACAGAATTAGCAATAAAGTTTTTTAACTCTAGGGGTGGTCAAGTTAGTATTGATAACAATAATCAAATAATTGTCGCTAGAAATGCTAATGATAAATGGAATCAAGCCCCAGCATCAAATTCGGGTATTAAAAAAGTATTAGTCGCAAGTGATTGGGGCTATGATAAAAAATTTACTATATCGCAAGATGAACCACTTGCAATGAATATTAAAAATATAACTTATGAGGTAAGTTTGTAATATGGCACTACCTTTAGCACTTTTTGCAACTGGAGCAGCCTTAAAATTAGGTGGGTCTGTTTATTCAGCAATGCAAACAAGAAAAGATTTAAAAAAACAAGCCATGGCTCTTGACGATCAAGCAAGATTAATAGAGGAACAGGGGCAATTTGAAGCGGCACAATCGAATAGACAATTTGAAAATTTGTTAGGAGATCAAAAATTAGCAATAGCAACTAGTGGGGCGGAATTTGAAGGTTCTGTTTTAAATATTTTGGATCAAACTTTAAGAGATAAAGAAATAACCCAAAAAAATATTTTGGATAACGCTAAAAGACAAGCTAATTTCTTAAGAGATCAATCAAGACAAATAAACAAAAAAAGAAAAAATTTACTTGGAATGTCTATACTCTCAACTGTTGGCGAAATTGGTCAAAGTTATTCTAGTCTAGATAACGCTGGTAAAGGAACACAACCGCCACCAATAGCACAACCCTTAAAATAAATTAATTTATGGTAAAGATCCCTGATTCATACGGTATTATAGCAAAACCATCAACACAAACTGAAATAGCCCCACCCGATAATATTGAGCAGGTTAAAGGTCAAATTGCTGGGCAATTAGGACAAAATTTAATGAATGTAGCAACACAATTGCAATTTAAAGCCCTTAAAGAACAAGAAAATTTTAATGCCGCACAAGTTATAGATTTTAAAACCAATTTAGCACGATTTGAAAATGAAAAAAGAATTGCTTTAAATGAGATGCCTGCAACTGATGGCAAAATGATTGCAAAAACAAAAGATCAATTTTTAAAAGATCGCAAAACTTATGTAGACAATTATTTAAACAACTTTAAGGACGATAAAAATTTAACCAATTTATTAACTCGCCAAGCAAATTCCGAGGCGGTTGATTTTGAGTTTGATGTTGATAGAGTTATTACTTCTAAAAAAAGAGAATATGGGCAAAATGCAATTTATAAATCAATTTATGATATAAATAATAGGTTAGAAAGTGGTGGAGATTTTAATAAATTAGCGAGTGAATTGAAATTTACCTTGAACACTGGATTTCAGGCGGGTTTGATTGATCAGCAAGATATAATTAGAGAAACTGAAAAACAAAAGGCTATTGTTGAAGAATTAAATAAAAAATACGAAAAAACCCGAGCAGCAAATTTAATAGCTAACGGGCAAGTATTTATAAATCCAAATGATAGTGAAGATAAAAAATTAGGTGATTTAGCATATCAAACAACTATACAAAACGCTGAAAAACAAGGGATAGATCCAACATTATCAACAGCAAATTTTATCCAAAAAACTGGTTATGTTCCTTCGCAAGTTAAAAGTATTTGGTCTTCTTATTTAAATATTGGATCGCCTCAACAAAAATTAGAAACAGCAATAAATATTACCGATGTTATTAAATCAAATCCTAATTTGCAAAATCAATTTAATGATGATGATGTTAGGTTTTCAATGGCTATATCAAGTCGTGCTAACGCAGGATTGCCAGCAACCCAAGTTATAGATTATGCTAACAAAGAAGTTAGTAAATATCAATCACTTGATCGACAAGCAAAATTACAAATAGTATCTAATAAAAATTTTACTAAAAAATTAGATAATGAATATAAAGATTTATTAGATGAATATGACCCATTTTTTAAATCTGCACCAGTTGTTAATGAGTCAATAAAAACAACCTTTAATAACTTAGTAAAAGATCAATTATTAAATACAAACGCAACCGAAGAAAGTGCTATTGAATTTGCAAAAATGCAAATAAAAAATGAATTTTCAACCACAAATGTCGGGAAAAGACAAGTTATGCGATATGCTCCAGAAGTTTTTTATAGAAATTATAATAATGGCGATACTTCTTGGATTAACAAACAATTTAAAAGTAAGATTGTCGAAAACACTAAAATTGAATCGGTTAAAGATATACCTGATACTTATTCATTAGTGCCTGTTATTCAAACTCTAAAAACTGCAAAACCTAGTTATTATATTGTTGAACAAAAAAATAAATATGGTTTAGAAGGTTTTTTACTTGATCAAAATAATCAAAAAGTAATATTTACGCCTGAAGTAGAGCAAGCGGAATTTTATAAACAAAATGCTAAAAATTATGAACAAAAAAATAAACAAAAGTTGGATAAAAAAGAAATTATAAATAAATTTAGATAATGAAAGATAACAATATTAACAATAACACATTAGATTTAACACAAGGAAGAGTGCAAGCTGAACTTGCTGGGGGTTTTTATGGAACTCCAGAAGATGCAAGCCAAGCTAGCCCCTTTTTAGCACCATTTGCAAGACCGCAAGAACAAATCTATAGCGATTCACAAATAGCCCGAGCTGCTTTTGAAAGGGAAAATGAAGTTGTTTCTAGTATTGCTAAATTAAAATCTAATTTTCAATTTACAGATGAAATTGATCCTGATTTTGATATAGCTGATTATTTGATGGACGAAATCGATCAAACCCCCATAGCTCCATACTGGGAAAATTTTAAAGATATAAAAAATAGAAATAACGCCGAGCTTTTAAAAAAAGATTTAGAAAGACAATTAAACAATGAAGAAATTTTAGCTAGTAGCGGTTGGAAAGGAATTGCTTATGGAGTTGGGGCGGGTTTGTTAAGCCCTATTAATTTAATCCCATTTGGAACAGCTTACAAAGCTTACAAAGCTGGCAAAATTGCTAAAAGTGCAGTTATCACGGCAACAGCGGGCGGGACTTCGGTAGCTTTAAGCGAAAGTGCTTTGCAAGCAACTCAAGAAACTAGAACCACTGAAGAAAGTTTAATTAATATAGCTGGCGGAACTATCCTTGGCGGTGTTTTAGGCAGTGCTAGTGCCTTGCTAAGTAAAAGAAAATTTAATTCTTTGGTTAAAAAAGTTGAAAAAGATATACAAACAGAAACAGCTGATGTCCAAATAAATCCAATAACTCAAAATTTAGAAATTAAAAAAGGGACGCAATTAGAACAAAATAAAATTGAATTAGACCAAGTAAAAAAATATTATGATGAAATTTATTTAGCAGAGGCAAAAAAACAAAATATTGACCCTTTACCTTTTAGAGATTTTGCCAAACAAAATCAATCATTAATATCAACTATAACTCAAGATATTGCTGGAATTGTAAAAGCTGAAAAATTAACAAAAAAAATAAATGTTATAAACAATCTTAATCCAATTAATAGATTAACGCAAACCGAATATGGTTTAAAACCTAGATCTTTTGCTGAAAAATTAATAAATACTGGTTTATACTGGAATAAAAATGCACAAGGTATAGCGAGTTATCAATCCGCAGAAATTAGTAAAAAACGCCTGCAAGCAAGTTATTATTATCAATACAAACCTTTAGAAAATCAAGCTTATAAGAATTTTAAAAAAAGAATAAAAAAAGAAGGTTTTGCAAATGAAATTGAATCAGGAATTAAAAATGATGTTCAATTTTTTGAAGAAGTTGCGAGGTCATTAAGAAATGGAGATATTTCTCCCGTGCCAGAAATTCAAAAATTGGCAGAAGTTTCTCGTAAAGAAATTTTTGCTAAATTAGGAACTGAAGCTCAAAATGTTGG